TAAATAGGTTTAATAGATTAAGGAGATTAAAATGGCAAAACAAAGTTACAAGAATAATGTTATTACACCAGTGGGTAAACTATCGTACCCGTATTTAGTAGATAAACTAAGTACGCAAATCGACGGCCGAGTTATTGAGAAATGGTGCGTCGATTTGTTGTTCTCTAAAGACACTGACCTATCGGCCTTAAACAAAATCGTTAAAGATTTAATTAAAGAGCAATGGCCAAAAGCAACACCCGAGTTGGTGAAGAAGATTCGAGTACCCTTTAAAGATGGAAACGCTAACCTTGACAAAGAAGGTGAGATCAAGCCCGGGTACGAAGATATGATTTATGTCTCGCTGGACAGTAAGAATCAAGCACCGCTTTTAAAAAACGCTAAGGGCGAGGTTATGACCGCCGAGGAAGGCCGGAACGAAATGTATGGCGGATGCTACGGTCGCGCGTTAGTTAACGCAGGAACCTATGACCACCTTGGCAATAAAGGCGTCAAGTTTTATTTAGCTGCTGTACAAAAGCACCGAGACGGTGAGCCCATGGGTGAAGGTAAAACGACTTCGGCCCAAGTCGACCGATTGATGGAAGCGTTTGACGATCAAGAGGACGCAACAGATAACTCAGATTTGTTGAGCTAGGGCGCACTCATGCTATATATCGACTTCGAAACAAGGTCGTATTGCGACCTAACAGCCAGTGGTTCGTGGCGATACGCACAAGACCCAACAACCGAGATCTTGTGCATGGCCTACGCTTTCTCAGATACTGAGCCTAAACTAGTAATAGGCTCAGAGCTGCCAGATATAGTAGCCTTGCACATTGATATGGGTGGGATCGTTGAGGCGCACAATGCCATGTTTGAGCGAGCACTCTGGGAATCTATATGCGTAAAGAAATACGGATGGCCAGAGATAAAGCCAGAACAATGGCGATGCTCCGCAGCATTGTGCGCCCGATGGGGCGTACCCCGAGATTTGAAGACAGCTCCCATGGCTCTAGGGCTACAAGAAAATAAAGACACCGAAGGCCGGGCAATCATGCTTCAACTCAGTAAGCCCCGAAAGACTAAAGACGGGCTTGCCTATCTCGAGGACGATACTAAACTCAAGAAGCTGTACGACTACTGTCTCCAAGACGTTCGTACAGAACGAGCAATCAGTCATAACTTCACCCAAGACTTTGGGTTTGAAAAAAAAGTGTGGGCGTTGGACCAGCGTATTAATTACCGAGGCGTACCTGTTGATCGACAAGGTGTAGAGAACGCACTAGAGCTACTCGCCCTATACGCCGAACAGCTTGATAAAGAAGCCAAAGAAATAACCGGCGGTATCGCCGTAAGCCAACGAGATAAATTAATAGAGTGGGCCAACGAGCGCAGTGTCGGTTTGCAGTCATTGACTAAAGAGGCCGTGGCCGATTGCCTCGATTGGGTGCAAGATAAAGAAGTCCGGCGCGTTTTGGAGATTCGGTCGCAGTATAAAACTTCAACCGCCAAGTACCAACGGTTGCTATCCAGTATGTCAGAGGGCGATCGTATCCGAGATGCGTTTGTTTACTATGGCGCACTCACCGGACGATGGGCTGGCCGCTTGGTTCAGTTCCAAAATTTACCAAAAGGTTCCGTTGCGTCCGATCAGATCGACGACGTGGTGGCTTCTGTGGTTAAAAAGGATATTGCCAAAATAAACGCACACGAGGTTGCCCCTATGTTGCAATTATCTAGTTGCATTAGGGGTATGATAGCCGCCCCTAACGGGAAGTCTCTATATGTGGCGGATTTCGCCGCTATTGAAGCTCGGGTCGTTTCGTGGCTTGCAAATTGCAATTTAGCGTTGGATCAATTTAAAAAAGGAGAAGATTTGTATGTTACCATGGCCGCCAAAATATATAATGTTACAGAAGCCGAGATTACCAAAGCCCAGAGGCAGCTGGGTAAGGCGGCTATTCTTGGGGCTGGTTACGGTATGGGCCATAAAACTTTTCACCGGACCTGTGCGTCGTGGGGCATGGAGGTCTCGGAGGAGTTAGCCCAGTCCGCCATTGCCACGTACCGCTCCGTGTATAGTGAGATTCGGGATTTGTGGAGACACACTGAGTTGGCTGCTACAAACGCCATTCGGTATGGTAAGCCTGTGACAGCGGGGAAGGTCACATGGTTTATGCACGACGGTAATTTACATTGTAAGTTACCGAGCGGTCGGAGCTTGACGTATCGTAAAGCTAGGCTCCGAGCTAAGGAAACTCCATGGGGTGGTGAGAGCTATGAGCTTGTGTACTATGGTTCCCGAGAGAAGGGGGCCAAGTGGGTTGAGATAGACACGTACGGTGGGAAGCTAGTGGAGAATATTACACAAGCGATTGCCCGAGACTTATTAGCCGAGGCTATGTTTAGGCTAGAGGACGCCGGGTATGATATAGTCATGCACGTACATGACGAGGTAGTCTGTGAGGTTCCCGACAACTCTACCAAGTCGTTGTCGGAGTATGAAGCTATCATGGCTCAGGTGCCTACATGGGCAGAGGGTATGCCTATTGACGTCGAAGGCTGGGTCGGTAAGCGGTTTAAGAAATAGGAGGTACGAACGTCATGATAAATTGGTTTAGAAAAAAGAAGTTGATAAAAAAGTTGATAAAAAAGTACAACGTGCCAACAGAGCTACAAAAAGACTTAGTCGCTGTTACAGATAAGTATTTTGTAATTGAGTGGTACTACGATAATTATAATGATGCCATTCGTTGCTTTATTTACGGCCGCCAACCCGATGGTACCTTAGGTGACCGCAAAGGAACGACATGGTTCGAGAGGACTGGTCTCGCCGTTTGGGAAACGGACGGCTTAGATAGAATACGCGACGACATAAATGCACTGTGCGACTTAGAAGTTGAAGTTGATTCGTTAAAAAGAAGACGACGTGTTATGCGAGATAGATTTTTATGAGGATTTGAGGTATACTATAAGTACGCATTTGATAGCTATGCTGTCTGTGCCTTGATAAAATATACTATCGAATGTGTACCACAGGCCCAATACCAGTTAACAAAAAATAATTACTTGAGCATTTGATTGGGCCTTACAATTTACGATGACAAACAAACACTCTATTATTGCACTGGATTTAGGAACCACTTGCGGGTGGGCAGTTAAACACAATAACCGTACGTATTCCGGCGTATTTAAACTGGCTCCCAGTCGGTTCGACTCTTACGACCAACGGTTTATTACGTTTCGCAAAAGCCTACAAGAGCTAATAACCAAACGGTTTAAGGACGCAGACCTCAGTACAGTACAAGTGTTCTATGAAGAGGTGAGGCAATCCCAAGCCCCCGACGCAGCCCATATGTATGGCGGCTACAAAACCGTGTTAACTTGTTTTTGTTTAGAGCATGGCATATCGTATAAAGGCGTGGGAGTAAAGACGATCAAGAAGTTTATTACAGGCACCGGCTCCGCTGGTAAAGAGAAAGTTATGGATAGTGTGCGGAAACTAGGCCATTACCCAGAAGACGACAACGAAGCCGACGCCATCTCTATCTTGTACTACGGACTAGATTATTTGTCGTAGGGCTTAACTAAGCCAGTGTCAAGCATAATGTCACTGAGCTTTATGTTGTCTATATAGACGTCAGCCACTAGCCTAAAATACTTTCCTCGCTTAACGTTTCTTAATTCAATACGCTGGGCGTTAATTAATAAGTCCCTTAATTGCTCCCGAGCAGCTATGGCGTCGGCTTTATTCTCGGCACTCGTTAACTCAACCGCGTCGTATCCAGTTGGGCGAATAGATACGTCTTTACAAAATAAATCTAAATCACAGTTTAAATTTACTTTAAACGTATCCCCGTCATGAACCTTGGTTACTTTCAAAACCTCTAGCGGCGTAGCCTCAGAGACGGCTATTTGACTAACCCCGAATATAGCCAGTAGTGCAGAACAAATTGCATATAGTATTTTTTTCATCATTAAACGATCTCCAATTTAAACCCTGTAGGGTATGTCGCTAGTAATCGATTCAGTGTGTTTTTAGAATACGACACCGCCAATTGCCGGGGGTGCCCCATAAACTCCCATTCTTTGCCGACTAAAATACACCCTTCAATATCCGATATGAAATTACCCGCATGAATAAGTATGCCCGATCGCCCCGGAACACTTAACACAACAAACGCTTCGGGATATTTCAAGCTGGTATAATTGGTCACGTTGTATTCCCCACACGGGATGCACGACACGTTTCGGGCATTACGTTGCCACGGGAGTTCTAAAGTCTTACACACCTCGTCACCGTCCGAAGTGTGTATCGTCCCTAGTATCCCCCGATTGCTTTCTATCTCTCGATTAAGAGTTAGTAAAGGGGTCATTCTGTGCTTTATTAAAGTTGCACGCAATAAGATTTACTAAGTTCATTAGCAGTTTAAAGTTTTTATCTTTAACCGCTGAGGACACAGTTGAGGCAATAGCCGCTCCGCCCGTAATGGCTAGTGCAAGTCCTTGAGGGTCGTCTAGGTAGGTCACACTAACCCCCAGCGAGCCCGCCCCGGAGGCGGCTAGTAAAACTTGGTATAATGTTTTGAAAAATTTAGTCATGAATATCTCCTTATTTATAATATAGTGCGCTTAAAAGCGCAGCGATAACGCTCAGTAATCCAGTAATAAAAGTTGCATTAATTCGCAAAATAATTGTGCGGACATCTTTTCGATGTTCGTCTAACACTTGGCTTTTATAAGCTAACTCTTTAGACATTTCAGCTACTTTTACCTCAACCGTTCGCAATCGGTCTGATATGTCGTCCAGTTTTTTCTTGTCGTAATTGTCCACACAGTTTGTAGTATTGCATAAAAAACCAGTTTTTGTCTATTTTAAGTTGCCTATTTTTATGCTAACTTAATGAATCCAGTAGTGTTTGTATTTCGGTTTTTTCGCCTTCGTCCGCTACGTCTAGGTAGTGTGGGTTAGCCATAAGTGACGCAATTGCGTTTTTTAAATTTTCTTTTAAGGTGATTACCTGAGCTTTGTGTTGAATTTCGATATTATTTAGCGCATCCTGCGCCGTTAACATATTGTTATAAGCGTTTAATAATTCTTGATTGTCTTTTATGTCTTTAATTGTCATTGATTGTTTGCTCCTTGGTGCTGTCCACCTTATATTCTACACCGTATTTGGTAAATTCGTCTACTGCTAATTTGTCTTTCCGATCGCCAAAAATTAAAACATTGTAGGTGCCGGATTGCTCACACACTACTTTTGCACGTTTGCCGCCTTCAATAACCTCGCCCCATGCTCGGCCAAAATGTTTAAATGGGTTAGCCCAAACAAGGCTGTCTGTGTTTAAGTGTTGGAAGTAATCGGGTAAGTCAATGTAGTTCTCGCCTTCCTTACAATCAAGCTGATACTTATAGATATTCCCGCCGGCACTTGGAGTTTCCACAAAGTAATGTCGTAATCGGTGTGTGTCTTTCTTTTGTGGGTCTGGGTGTGCAATATCAAACGACCCTGACCCCTTAGACAATGACCCACTAACAATAGCATTTCCGTTTACGTGTAATTTTTGTGACGGACTATTTGTTCCTATCCCAAAATTTCCACTGTTGGTTAGTCTCATTTTTTCAGAACCATTTGTTCCAAAAACCAAACCGTGGTTAGTGTATGTTCTTAAAACTGCCGTGCCACCACCAGCATAAAACTGACCTAAAACCCCGCCATTGTTTCCATACAGATTCAAAACTGCATAGCTGTTTCCACTTGCTGTGTTTTTTAAATTAATTTGTGCCCCCGACCCTGAACTAACGGACTTCTCCATGTCCAAAGCAGCATACTGTGTCGGACTCATTCCTATACCCAGGCTGTCATTAATCTTAACTTTACCATCATTCTCAATTCTCATTCGCTCTGTTGCGTTTGTTCCGATTGATATTGGATGGTTAGTATATGTTCTCAGATAAGCCGTTCCACCAAAACCGTCCGCATAATATTGGGCTACAACAGCTCCATTGTTGCCCTCTAAGACAAGGGATGCGTGACTCCTACCGTTGTTTGATGTGTCGGTGTTGGTGTTTTTTAGCCGAATGGATAAGCCCCCCCCACCCTTTTCAGATCGTTCCATATCTAAAATAGTAGTGTCTGTTGCAACCTTTCCAATGCCCAGTTTACCGCTTATTGTTGCGTTACCTGACACATCTAGTCTTTCACTTGGCGTATCGTTTCCAATCCCAACATTCCCACCGTTATTGGCTAAATACACATTGGCATTATCGGGCTGTATGTAAATCGGTGTACCAGTGTTATTGCCATAATTATAAGAAAAAAGTTTAGACCCAGCCCCATAATTATTTAATCCAATCACGTTATTATAATCTTCTGTGCCAGTGACGATTGACCCCTCCACACCAAGGCCAAATGCTTGAACACTTGACCCTAAACTTGGCCCCATAGATACCCTTTGAACAGGACTGTTATTCCCAATCCCTACTTTGCCATCATCGGCAACAAAAATACCACTGCCACCATCGTTATATAATTTTAAACCGTTTGCATTTCTTGCCCTGATTTCACTCGCTAAGAGTTTTATAATGATATCGACTACCCCATCGTCCGCAACGGTAACACCAGCTGTTCCGTCATCATTAAGTAATGCTATACCACCAATATCTCTAGCACGGATACCCTCTGTCGCTATGTACTGACCTGAATTTTGAGTAAAAGAATCTCTTGGGTCAACGCCCCCGGCATTAGCATCTACATAGTCCTTGATTGCTTTAGCACTAGCCAACGTATCGTCGTTTGCACTTACGCTATTCAAGTCGGTGTCAAGCACACCGGGTTTTAAATTATCAACCTCTAAATTGCTAATCGTTGTATTATCGGCATCTATTGCCGGGAGGCGGGCTTCCGCTATTGTACCGCTTGTAAGATTACTGGCGTCTTGACGTTTAGTATCCAATTCGTCAATGGCCGCTTTCACGGTGCCAGAGGTTAGCGACGAATCCGCATTATTATAGATTACCTTGTTGGCTTCGATACCGTCCGCAAACACCCACGCCGCACCGTCCCACCGATAAAGGCCTTTTATCTTCCGGTTAACGCCTATAACGCCTGTGGTTGTTTTGACAACAAATAGATCGCCAAGCTCCGCAGTAGCCGGTAACTGCGCAAACGTGTCCACTTGCCCCTTGATCGGGGAGTCTGCGCCAACAAATAAGTCCTCCAGCATTATACTACCTCCGAAACTCGTATACTAAATGTTATGCTTGTTGAGGCATTGGTGATAATATTAATACCTAACGCCACCAACGGAGCCGACGTTGCTTTAATCCACACGTTTCCGCTAACGCCTGCTAACACGTTGGTCGCAATAGTGTCCCGAATCTGTGGGTTTGTTGAAACCAATACCGCTTCCAAGTTTATGTTATCTGACGACGACCCACCCTCAATACGCACCGTGGCTCTAGCGTTACCTTGCAAATAAATTAGCGGTTGTTGCCCCGTCTCGGTAGTAAAGGTTTGTATGATGTCCCGAGAGTAGTGAGCCATTAATCAGTCCAGTGTTTGTCATCGGCGCAGTTAAATGTTTCTAACTGCTTAATAGTATACTTGGCGATTTTTGCTTCCAACTCGTTTGACTTAGTACGAATCTTTTCAATAAACGCAACCATGGTCGTGTACTCGGCTAGGTTGTTCGCTTGCTCGTAAATTAAGTTAAGCTGCTTTGTGATCGGATAAATCGCCGTAATACGAATGTGTGCTTGGTCTTTAATACACATTACGTGGTGTTGGATTAACTGGCTTCGAAAAAACTGTTTTTCCAAAACTGTTGAAAACTCAGTAATTGGATTTAAGGCATACAACTCTTGTTTTAATTCGTCTGTCAAATCTAAAAGCTCAACAGCATTGTCCCCAGATATGTCTTGGTTAGTCGAAACAACATATTTGTTTTGAACGTAAAAAT